CTCAAATGCTGCATCAGAATTGACTACTCTTAGACCAGTTCCTCCTATGGAGTACCGGACAACGTATGATTTACCGCTGCCCGGTCCACCAGCAAGGAAAAAACATTTAAATATGTTGGGGTCTTGAAGACCTTCTTGTAGTTCGTGAAATGTTTTCATGTTGTCGTCCTATTAACTTTTGATATCCTGCCATCTCTATAATATACTTATCATCATCTGAAAGTGGAGTAAGCTCTTCAACTTTTCTTTCTTGAATTTGAAAGTTCATGTTCTTAATTCTATTTCTAGTTTTAGCCATTTTTTCTTCCTTTTTTTTATGATATGTTATTGGCATGATAATTAAGTTAATATTCCTCCCTTTGTTATATGGTTATTATGCATCGTAAAAATCTTCTATAATTTCACCATTATTTTCTGGTTCAGTCTCTAAACTTTCTGCTGATGGTAAAATTTCACTTGGTAGAGAATCCTTTACAAGTGACATTAGTGATTCATGTTTCCTTTTAGAAAAATCAAAATCATGTCTTATGCTTTTTATAAGAAATCTTCCCCTATAAAAGAAATCATATCTTTCTTGTTTCTCTGTTTTTGCTGAAGTATTTGATGGCAGATTAAATTCAACTATATCACCACAGTCTAAAAGTGTATTACCATTAGTTTTTATGGTACAGGTAATTCCTCTTTCTAACTGAAGAAGTTGTGATTGTCTCTTCTGCAACCAAGTTTCAGTTTGTGGCGAATGATATACTGGTTTACCCTTTTCATCAAATACGACTGTTAAATCTGTATAATTTCCATCATCATCTACAAAATTTGCATGTGGAACAAGATATCTTCTTGCTGAAAAATCACTAAGACGAGACCTGTCTTGTACTGGTGTTGAACTTATCAACGGAAATTCATCAATGGTTTTATCTCTTCCGGCAGTTACATGAGTTTCATTTTTAAAATTGTCTAGATAATTATAAGTAGTAGTTTTAAACCTTCTGGTGTATGTATCATATGTAATGAGCTCTGATCCATATGAACCCAATCTTTGTGCAGCCAAACTGTCACCGACTCCATGTGTGTTATAGTCAATTACAGTTCCCATGTCTATAAATGGATTATTTACATTTGAGCCAGGAACGGATGTTGTATAGGTGAAAGATGTTGGTTCAGAATACATGGTTGATAGACTTCTAAAATGATACCCCTTAAAGTCCTCAAAAAACATATATGTTGGTGATCCATCATGAGCAGAAACAGAATTTCTTTTCATATAATTGATTGCTTCAAATGGACTGAAGTTGGGAAATACTATTTTTTTGTTTCCCCTTGTTGGTTCCACATATAGTTTTTTCTTAGAATTTAATTGGCTTCTCATTATCCTTTTAAATATTTCAGAAAATGTCCCAGAATAACTTTGATTTATTCTAATTCTTTGATCTTTTTGCAGTTCTGATGTTGAAAACTCTAGTATTAAAAATTGATTTCCGTTTGCACCTTGTTCTTTTAATTGTAGAGAGTTCACCAATAACATGTGTTCTGTGAAATCAATTACACCTTCTTGTTCTTTAAGTCCATTTGATCTTAATTTTAGGCGAATATATTCTTGACCAATCACTGGACCAATTACAGCTAAATTTACCACATCATTAATTATGCAGTTTCCTGTTATAGCGCCGGATTGAATATCTTCAAAAAAAGTTATATGTAGGACATTACCAAGTAAATCTATAGATAGGCCTGTTGAGGTGATGAATTCAATTTCATCTGCATGAAAATCACCTGCTTTTTGAATTTTCTCTCTAGAGGTTGATGCTTCTGCCATTAAATCGCACTTTCTTCCATAAGTTTTTCAAACTCTTCAATAAACTGTGGTAAATATGAGGGGTCCAATAAACGAATTAGTCTTTGTTTTTGTTGCAAGTCTTCTTCAAAATCAATATTACTTATAGTGCTTGCACTTGGAAAAGCAGTATTGTCTTTCCCAATATCAATTTTAATCGTAGTGTCGCCAGAGGTTTGCTCTATTTCAAAATGATGTAGTGCTTCCTGTTCCAGAACTGTTGGATATTTGTCCAACAAAAATTCTTGATGTTGAAGATATGGTTTAGGCCACTGATGGTATCTGTCTGTAATATTATTTACCAAAAGAATTATCCAATGTAATTCTGAATCTCCATATAATTTATGAGCAAGAATTTCTGGAGATTCACCATCCTTCACAGTATATGTATCAAAAACTAGGAGATCATCTCTGAGATTAGCTCTTAGAGCAACTCTTCTTAAAAGATTGGTTACAACCTTAAAATCAAAATTACCAACAGCATCATATAATATGACAGGAAAGTTTGCAAAATACATGTTTTAGAATCCTTCTTCAATCTGGTCTTTAGTAATAACTTGAAGTTCCTTGAAGGACAAAGCCATTGTAGTTTTGGTAGGAGCTGCGCCCTTTGGGGATGTTTCATGCCAAGTCATTTTTTCTCCACCATATGTAACATCCACACTTTCTAACACACAAGTTCCGATTTTGTGCAAATATCCGTTTGGTGTGCTACTTTTTGTATAATACTCTATTTCAAATTGGTCAGGGATTTTCAATTCAAATCCCAGACTATCTGTATACTCTGATGCAGCGTGAAATCTAAAGGTTTTGATAATATCAAAAACCATATTTGCTTCTGCTTCGGATGATGGAGTAAAAGTGAAACTATAAGTGAATGACCTTTTGCCTATTCCCTCAAACATCAACTCCATTCTTGGTGCGAGTACTTTTCCTCTATTAATTGCAATAAGTGCTGATGATCCCGGCGCAACATTATCCAATGCCTTTATTCCCATATCATTTATTATTGCTTTTACTCCAGCAAAGGCGGGGTCGGCTGCTCCCTTGAATGAGTCCATATTAAATCCTTTATCCATAAAACCCTGTATTACCTCTGCACCAAACGCAGCGGCTTTACCAATTTCTTGTTCGTTATAACTTAGGTTGTATGATTGTTGGACTGATGGTGGAAAATATAGAGCAATAGTTTTAACCAATTTTGATGTTGGTCTTTTTCTTTCTTGAATAGACAAATGGGGCTTACCCGAAAAAGCTTTCTTATTGGCAGCTTTAATCTGATCTGAGCCACTAATTTTTTGAGGCCCAATGGGCTCGCCGTCCTCATCAAAATCTTGGGCCACATTTTTTCTAGCTTTAGCAGCAGTGTTAGCAGTTCCGTCGTTTTCAGCCACTTTTATTGTTGCTGGCTCAACTGTTTTAACAAAAAAAGCAATAAAATGACTATTACCATCTGAACCTAAGTCAAGTGGATACTGAAGAACTTGACCTCCTCGATTTGTTGTGGGGCCTCCTGTAACTGGTGAAGTAGATGATGATGGAAACCTAAGTCCTTTTGCCCTATCTAATCCAAGAGCAGAGGTTGCTGTTTTGGTTAAAAATCCAGAAGCGGCAGATTGAGCTTTATTTCTAAGTGCAGTAAATACAGCCATACTAAATAATCCTTATAACATTTAAACTATTTATACATCATGTCATACAAAGGTCGATATACTCCAACCAATCCTTTAAAATATAAAGGAAATGCTCACAATATAATTTATCGTTCTCTGTGGGAGCGTAAATTTATGGTGTACTGTGATAATAGTGATTCTATAATGGAGTGGGGTAGCGAAGAAATAGTTGTTCCATACAAGTCTCCTTGGGATGGAAGAATACATCGTTACTATCCAGACTTCTATTGTAAAATAAAACAACAAAATGGCATCATCAAAAAACTTGTCATTGAAGTCAAACCCAAGAAACAAACAAAACCCCCAAAAGAACCAAAAAGAAAAACTAAACGATACATTAATGAAGTGAAGGCTTGGGGTGTGAATAGTGCCAAGTGGAAGTATGCCACAGAATGGTGTGACAACAATGGTATGGAATTTAAAATACTGACAGAAGATGATTTAGGTATTCGTTATAAATAATTATATGGCAACAGATAATTTTATACAAAGTGTTAAAGATGCGGCTAAAGATAAGCCACAATCCATCGAATGGTATCGAAATAAAATACGAGAGTTTGGTAAGCCAGGTGGGTTGGATTTAATTAGAGATGGGAAGAGAGTAAATACTGCATCTTTAACCAATCTTAATATGTTTTTCTATGACCCAAAATATAAGAAGACTTTGCCATATTATGACACCTTTCCTTTGGTTCTTCCATTAAGAAGATATAATGATGGTTTTTTAGGATTAAACTTTCATTACCTCCCAATACCGTTGAGGATTAAATTACTCAATAAAATTTATGATTTACCAGAGTCAAATCAATATGACGAAAATGCTCGTATGAGAATGAGTTATGCTCGGGCACAAACTATGCCGATGGCAAAAGCAGTTATGAAAAGATATTTGTATAGTCATCTTAAATCACAAATTCGTGTTGTTGCTCCCGAAGAATGGGTGATTGCAACTTTATTGCCAGTTCAAAGATTTAAGAAAGCATCTGCATCTAGGGTTTATAACGAAACCAAGAAAATGATATAAGGGTAGTAAAATGACAACAGCATTTAGCACATTTGCAGATAGTCTTTCATTTGGTTTATTAAACGATGTTTTAGCATCATTTAAGGATCAAAATGCATATGGCAGACCAAACTTATATGAAGTACAAATTTCTAGTCCTCAGTCGCCGGGACTGGGCGGGCATGATGTTAGGAGCATTTCACTAAGAGCAGAAAGTTTAATAATGCCAGGAAGATCATTGCAAACTCAAATAGCTTCTGCTGGTGCAATAACAGGACCACAAAGAGAGTATGTCACCGAACCTCTATTTGCAGAAGATATTAGTATGACTTTTCAGGCTACTGCTGGATTGGATGAGAGAAAATATTTTGAACAATGGCAACAATTGTCATATAATGTAACTACATTCGATGCAGCATATTATAGTGACTATGTTGGAACAATGAATATATTTTTACTGAATCAAAATAACAGAAAGACATATGGGTTAAGAATAGAAGAATGCTTTCCCAAATCAATTGCAGGATTAGATTTACAGGCAGGACCAGGCTCTGAAATAACAAAAACAACAGTAGGATGGTCATTTAGGAAATGGTCACCTCTTGATGCAGAATCTCAACAAAGTCTTGGTGGGTCTCTAGTCGATACATTTACACAAACAGTTAACAGAAGTTTAACAAAAAATATACCAGCCGTGGTGAGAAAATTATTATAAAAGGATGAAAAAATTATGGCGTTACCAAAACTTGATATACCAACTTATACATTAGAACTACCATCGACAGGAGAAGAAGTAAAATATAGACCATTTCTTATTAAAGAACAAAAAACTTTAATGATCTTGCAAGAGTCTGATAATAGAAAAGACATTTACCATGCAATATCAAAACTTATTGAAGATTGTACCTTTAATAACCTAAACGTAAATCAAATGCCCCTATTTGACTTTGAATATGTATTTTTAAAAATTCGTTGTAAATCAGTAGGTGAAACGACAGAACTAAGTCTTCTCTGTCCTGACGATGTTGAAACAAGAGTTCCTGTGACGATAAATCTTGATGAAATAGATGTGCAAGTAAATGATGAACATACTAATGCAATAGTAATAACAGATAAAATTAGTATGACTTTACGTTGGCCAACAATCAAAGATGTTTCTGATTTAAATGATAATAATATGATAAATGATATAATGATATTATTAGATAGGTGTGTTCAAGAAATTATTGATGGCGATACAGTGCATAAAAAAATTGATATGACTAAAAAGGAGTTGAGTGAATTTATTGATAGTTTACCAACAGAGACTTTTGAACAGATTGGTAAATTCTTTGAAACCATGCCAAAACTTCTTCATGTGGTAAATGTAAAAAATCCTAAAACCAATGTGGAGAGTGAGGTTATTATAGAAGGAATAGACAGTTTTTTCTAATAGCCCTCTCACACATATCAGTTATGTCTTACTATGAATTGAATTTTGCATTGATGCAACATCATAAATATAGTTTAACAGAACTTGAAAATATGATACCGTGGGAGAGGGAAATTTACGTTGGTTTGTTAACAAATTATTTGAAAGAGGAATCAGAAAAGATTCGAGAGGAGAATCGTAGAGGGAGAGGATAGTGGTACAAAAAAGATTAGAACCACAATCAAATTATGATAAGTACGACTTGGATGGAGATGGTGTAGTGAGTGACAAAGAACTAAATGCAATTGCAAAACTAGAAGAAATAGAATTGCAAGAAGAGAAGATGGATGCTCAACGAAAAATGGCGTGGCTATCTCTTATTTCTATGTTAGTATTCACTGCACTTGTGTTTCTCCCTATATTCCCAGATTCTAGAATTAAAGTTTTAGCAGACTTGTTTGGACTATTCTATATCGGCATGGCTGGTATTTGTGGTGCTTACATGGGCATGACTGCTTATATGAGTAGGAAGTAATCCAATGGCAGCAACAATAGATGATTTACTGGCAGAGATGAGACTTGTCCGTAAAGGACAAGATTCAGAGAATGATGAAGCTCGGGGACAAGCAAAGAGAGAAAGAGCGCTTCTTGGTCAAAGTGAAAAACAATATGAAGCAACACTCGCTCAACGAAAAGTTACCGAATCCTCACAAAAAGAATTACAGGACTTAGAATCAATTCTTGGAGGGGATGCTAAAAATAACAAACAGTATCAAAAAGCTGAAGCAAAACTTGAAAAAGAAAAAATGAGGATGACCAAACTTGAAAATCGTAGAAATTTACTTTCAAGATTCAAAGATGATCCAAAAGGGGTTATTAAAGATACTGGATCAAAGCTTGTTGAGGGCACTAAGAACACTTTTGGAAAGCTTTTTGGATTTTTAAAGAAATTTGGGGCTTTATTTTCATTGCTTGTATTACCAGCACTTCTTCTTCTTGTAAACTCGCCAGTGTGGGGAATACTAAAGCAAAAGGTAAAAGACCTCATAGAATGGTTTGGTAAACCTGATAATCCCATAGTTAACTTTTTCAATGATATAATAAAGGGTAACTTCCTTAAAGCGTTTGATGATGCTATCACTAGAGCTATAAAAGCTGCATTTGGAGTAGAGTTTGAAGGTAGTGTTGTTAGTGTGATTAAAAGATTTATTGGAGACTTTCTCGCAGGGCTTGCTAATCTTTTACCAGATTTCGATGAGTTTGCAGGAGCAAAAGCAGCACTATTAAAAGCTGCCGCTGATCTTGACCCAAAACGCAAGGCTGAAAGACTGGAGCAGGCGGCGGCCATTGAGGATGATCGAGATACAAGCAAAGAGAAAAAATTACGAGACAGTCAATTTACCAGAACTCAGGACATTAATTTTCAGAACAAGGAACTGGAAGAAGCTGTTGAGAAAAAAGCAAAATTAGAAAAAGAGATTGCCAAAATTAAAAGTGATATGGCCGACAAGACTGGCAAACAAAAGAAATTGGCCGAGAATAAGTTAGATATTAGGGAAACAAAATTAAAAGAAACGCAAAAAGAAGAACAAAAAATAAGGGAAGAATTAAATAGACTACAAAAGGAACAGAAGAAGGTAGAAGTAACACTAGATGACGTTACATCAAGGACAGGGCGGTTACAAGCCGAGGCAGGAGTGCTTGGTATTGATGACCTTGATGAAACTCAGATTACGAGTGGCGGTATCACCGGCATGAAAAGAACTAGCCAGATGCTTAACTCAAGGCTTATCAGAAAGCAAATTAAGGCTGCCGGCGGACAGCAAATTGAGAGAGCCGGAGGGGATCAAGATTCAATAAAAGAATTAGCATCAGAGGTTGGCAAAAATACAGATGAATTAAGAAGACAAAGAGAAGCCTTAGCTGAAGCTAAGGGAGATGCTAATAAGAAACCACCGGCTCCCATTGTGATTGACGGTTCAGTTTCTAGTGTTATTACTAGTCCTACAAATATGGCTCTTTCCAGTCCTAGACAAGTAAAACAAGATGGAACAGCGGGAGTTCTCGCAAGGGGTGCTGGGTCTGTGGTTGGAACTAACCCATAAGAAAAACCCCCACATTTCTGTGGGGGCTTCTTTATTACTCCTCTGTGAGTTTTTCAAAGTATGACATTGCGTCATCATCATCATCA